AGCAAAAGAATACGGCAAGAAAAAGGGTATTCCCGTGACTGTCATGGTAGCTATTGGCAAGCCAAAGGGTCTGCCTATGAAGGGTGGTAGGACTGCTACCAACATGATGAAGAAATCCTCAAGAGGCAAATAATGTCATCCTTAACTACTCCCGTTACGCTTCTGAGTGCTGTTGTCGCTACAGGTGCTTCTAAAGCCGTTCAGGCTGATGCTGGTCAACCAGCGTTTTTACAAGTCAGTGGTATCACTTCTGCCACTGTTGCTTTGCAAGGTAGCCTTGATGGTACAAATTGGTCAACAATCGGCACTGCTTTGACTGCTGATGGACTCGTTACTGTTGCCAATGCTCCTAAGTATTTGCGAGCAAATTGCACAGTTTTTGTAACAGGCACTATCACTGCCAAGATCATGTACTAAGGAGAAACCCTATGAAGATGACTAAATCACAAAAGAAGGTCAAAAAGGTCATGGGTGAATTCAAGGAGGGTACTTTGCATTCAGGCAAGGGCGGTAAGGTTGTAACCAATCCAAAACAGGCAGTTGCCATTGCTTTGTCAGTTGCAGGAAAGGCAAAGAAGAAATGAAAGCTGGACTCTATGCCAACATCAATGCCAAACAAGCCCGTATCAAGGCAGGGTCTGGTGAAAAGATGAACAAGGTGGGGTCTAAAGCCGCACCTACTGCTGCTGACTTCAAACAAGCGGCAAAGACTGCAAAGAAGCCTAAAAAGGTGAAGTAGATGAAATCTCCAACTTGGCAAACAAAAGCTGGTCAAAATCCAAAAGGCGGCTTGAATGCCAAGGGTAGATCATCTTATAATGCAGAAACTGGTGGTAATCTGAAGCCTCCAGTAAAGTCGGGGGATAACCCTCGCAGAGCAAGTTTCTTGGCTCGCATGGGCAATATGGCTGGTGCTGAGTACAAGAATGGTGAACCAACAAGACTGCTTCTTTCGTTGAAGGCTTGGGGTGCAAACTCCAAGGAAGACGCAAAGACAAAAGCTAAAGCTATATCCGCAAGGAACAAAGCAAAGGCTGGAAGCAGATGACCTATTTAGAACTTGTTAACGATGTATTAGTTCGGTTGCGTGAAACAACAGTTGCGACTGTTTCCGAAACATCATATTCAGCACTGATTGGAAAGTTTGTCAATGATGCCAAGCGTCAAGTTGAAGATGCTTATGCTTGGAATGTTCTAGGCACTACCATCACCCTGTCTACTACTTCAGGCACATACCAGTATGCTTTAACTGGTGCTGGTCAGAAGTTTCAAGTTATTGATGTGTTGAATGTCACAAGCAACATTGGAATGAAGAATATTGATTTTGCTTCAATGAACCGCAAGCAGAATTTCTCTACCCCTGTAAGTGGCATCCCATACGAATTCTGTTTTGATGGTGTTGATGGTAACTACGACACCAAGGTAACCATCTATCCTCGTCCTGATGGTGTGTATAGCATTCCTTTTAGCCTTGCAGTACCACAGGCTACGTTAGCCTTAGACGCAACTGTTATTGCTGTTCCTGATGTTTTGGTGGTTCAGAATGCCTATGCTCGTGCTTTGGTGGAGCGTGGTGAAGATGGTGGTTTGTCTTCATCTGAGGCATACCAACTTTATAAAGCTATGTTGTCTGACTACATTGCGTTGGAAGGCACTCGTTACCCTGAGAATCAGGAGTTTGTGGCAGTATGAGCCAACAAATACAAACCTATAGCATTTCAGCGCCAGCACTTTATGGTCTGAATACGCAAGATTCACCTCTTGATCTTGCGGCTGGATTTGCTTTGGTTGCAACAAATTGCGTAATTGACCAGTATGGTCGTATGGGTTCACGCAAAGGTTGGTCAAGGGTTAATTCTTCTAGTGGCGATCTAGGTGCTAATGATGTAAAAGTCATCCATGAGTTAGTTCAAGCTGATGGCACTTTGACTGTTTTATTTGCTGGTAACAACAAGATATTTAAGTTGAGTTCTACCAATACAGTGACTGAACTTACTTATGGTGGGGGGGGTACTGCTCCAACCATTACTGATAGTAATTGGCAATGTGCATCTTTGAATGGCATTACCTACTTCTTTCAATCTGGTCAGAATCCTTTGATCTATGACCCTGCTGTTAGCACTACAACTTATCGTAGGGTTAGTGAGAAAAGTGGTTATGCCGCTACTGTTCCTGACGCAAATATTGTTATTTCAGCCTTTGGTCGTTTATGGGCGGCTAATACAACAGCGAACAATGCAACTGTTTACTTCAGTGATTTAATTGCTGGTCATGTATGGTCTACAGGGACTGCTGGCTCTTTGAATGTCAACAATGTATGGGTAAATGGTGCTGACCAGATCACTGGTTTAGCTGCTCATAACGGGTTTTTATTCATCTTTGGCAAGCGTCAGATTCTTGTGTATCAGGGTGCTACTGCACCATCAACCATGTCTATTAGCGACACTGTTGAGGGTATTGGTTGCATTGCAAGAGACAGCATTCAGACTACCAGCACTGATGTGTTGTTCTTGTCTAACTCTGGTGTTCGCTCTTTGATGAGAACTATTCAAGAGAAGTCTGCGCCTGAGAGAGACTTGTCTAAGAACATTCGTAATGACTTGATGACTGTGATCGCTGGTGAGACATTAGCAAATGTTAAATCTGTGTATTCAGAGCGTGAGGCATTTTATTTATTGTCTACGCCTAGCATTAACGCTGTATTTTGTTTTGACACTAAAGCGTATTTGCCTGATGGTGCGGCAAGAGCAACAACTTGGGACTCTATAACACCAACAGCGTTCTTGTCTCGCAGAGATGGAACTTTGTATATTGGTAAGAATGGCTATATTGGTTTATATAGTGGGTATCAGGATTATCAATCCGCATATCGTATGTTGTACTACACAAACCATGCTGACCTTGGAAACCAAAACCAAACTTCTATTTTGAAGAAGTTATCTATTGTGGTTATTGGTGGCACAAATCAGACTGTTACCTTTAAGTGGGGCTTTGACTTTAAGACAAACTATTTGTCTGCTGATGATTTAATTCCAACTCAGGGCGAGTCATATTATGGTGTTGCTGAGTATGGGGCTAATGCCACTGTAGTTGCACAATACTCTGATGGCGTTGCATTGCAAACCTTAACTGTTTCTGCATCAGGAAGTGGTAAAGTTGTTCAAACAGGGTATGAAACAGACATAAATGGGTCTGCTCTGTCTATTCAGAAGATTGAAATTCAAGCCAAAAATGGCAAGATAAGTTAAAGGAAAACATCATGTCCAATTACACAAAATCAACTAACTTTGCCACTAAGGATGCTTTATCTTCTGGTAACGCTTTAAAGATTGTTAAAGGTACAGAGATTGATACTGAGTTCAATAACATTCAAACTGCTATTGCCACAAAGCTAGATTCTAGTAGCGGGACAATTACAGGCGCAACAATTAACAACACAGTTATTGGCAATGTAACACCCAATACTGGTGCATTCACAACATTATCAGCCTCTGGTGCGACTACATTGAGTGGCACAACAACAATTAGCAATGCTGTATTACCTGTCATTGATAATATTAAGTTGGGTTATGAAACTACTGCGACTGCGGCTGGAACAACCACACTTACATCTACTAATAAGAATCAACAATACTTTACAGGTTCAACAACTCAAACTGTTGTTTTGCCTGTTACAAGCACTCTTGCATTGGGTTTAGGTTACTTGATTGTTAACAACTCAACAGGAGATTTGACTGTTCAGTCAAGTGGCGCAAACATAATTACTCTTGTTCCTCCTCTTACAACAGCAAAATTCACTTGTGTATCAATTACAGGAACAACAGCGGCAAGTTGGTCTTATGTTTTTGAGGGATCTTCAACCCTACCTTATAAACAAATTCCAACAATAACGGCAAGTGTTGCAACAAATATCCTGACATTTGGACTGAATCCTTGTTCGTTAGATTTCAGATCATCTACTGCATCTTCAGGAGCAACAACAACAAGAGTAGTTACTGCCGCTATTTCAATGACTGTTTCCAATGGCTCTACTCTTGGTACAACAAGTGGGGCGCAATCTAAATTGGCTATCTTGGCTATAGACAATGCAGGAACAGTTGAGTTGGCTGTTGTCAATGAACATATTTATGGTTTTTTAGATGAGCGTAGTTTGATTAGTACAACTGCTGAAGGTGGAACTGGCACAGCAGACAGTGGTTCTGTAATTTACTCAACAACTGCTAGAACTTCCGTCCCATTTAGAATTGTTGGATATATTCAATCAACACAAGCAACTGCTGGAGCATGGGCGACATCACCATCTAATGTTGCAGGAGTGGGTGGGACAATTGTTCCACAACAATTCCAAACAATCACCTCTGGCACTGCTCTATCGTATACATCTGCAACAAATGGCGGTACAACACTTGATTTTGTAAGTTTACCCTCTTGGATAAAGCGTATAACTATAGTTTTTCAAGGTTTATCATTAAGCGCCAGCGCACAAATTTTAGTAAGGCTTGGCACTGGCGCAACACCATCCTATGCAACATCTGGATATAGTTCGACATCTGGTGAAGTTGCTGGCTCGTCATCAGCAACAGCTCGCACAGATGGATTTAATATGACAACTAATAGTTCATCACAGACTGTTTCTGGAATTATGACTATAGTTAATATTACAGGTAATGCTTGGGTTTCCAGTCATACAGTTAAACAAAACGTAAGTACAGTAATGCTTGGTGGTGGAGATATTACGCTTGGTGCTGTACTTACTGCTATCCGCATTACATCAACAAGTTCAGATACCTTTGATAATGGGTCTGTAAATATTTTATATGAATAAAATGATGATACAAGACACTCAATTTCGCATTACTCATCATTTCAGTGATGGGTTGTATGCCAAGGAGTCATTCTTTACAGCAGGAATGGCGATCATGAAGCATACGCATAACTTCAGCCATTTGTCTATTTTGGCTCATGGCAAGGTTGCTGTGTTGCGTGGTACTGAGATTGATATTGTTTCTGCTCCTGCTTGCATTGAGATTGAAGCTGGTGTTACGCATGGCGTAAAAGCAATTACTGATTGTGTTTGGTTTTGCATTCATGCCACAGACGAGAAAGACCCGTCTAAGGTGGATGAGATTTTGATTAAAGGGGATTGATATGCCATTCAGTGCAGTTTTAGGATACTTAGGGGCGCAAGAACAAGCGTCTGCTACAGAGGCGGCGGCTAACACTTCTGCGGCGGCTCAACGTGAATCAGCTCGATTAGCGGCTGAAGCGGCTAGATTTCGCCCTGTAGGAATTACTTCTCGATATGGTACATCTAACTTTCAATTCGATAAAAAAGGCTATTTAACTGGCGCTGGTTATAACGTCAGTCCTGAGTTAAAAGCCTATCAAGATCGTTTGATGGCTTTGACTGGTGGTGCTTTAGGTCAAGCTGAAATGGCTCAACAACAGTATGCACCTTTGCAGACTGCGGCTACAGGCTTGTTTGGTTTGGGTCAGCAGTACCTTGCACAGAGTCCTGAAGAAGTTGCGGCTCAATACATGAGTAGGCAACAGGATTTGCTTGCTCCTAGCCGTGAGCGTCAGATGGCTCAGTTGCAGAACCAGTTGTTCCAACAAGGTCGTGGTGGACTGTCTGTAGGTGCTACAGGAGAAAGACCAAGTGGTGCGGCAGGATTGGGTGCTACTACACCTGAGATGGAAGCCTACTACAACGCTATTGCTCAACAGGATGCTCAGTTGGCGGCACAAGCACAGCAAGCTGGTCAACAGAATGTTGCGTTTGGTGCTGGATTGTTTGGTACTGGTGCAGGAATGTTGGGTCAATACCAAGCTGGTCAGGTTTGCGCATTGAACC